GGTTCACCAAATAATGTATATCTACCTAAAAGATCAATTTGTCTTGTTTCTTCATCAATATATGGTTGAGCGATTTCATTTAAAGAATATTTACCATTTTCATTAACTTTGTTAAATACCCTTAAATCTGTTACGTTTAATACACCTCCCACATTATTGATATTTTCAACCAACTGAGAAATATAGATATTGTCCCCCATATCCCACCTGTTGATATCGAAATAATTTTTAACACTATTAATAACACCACTAATCACATCTCCTTTAGGTACTGACTTATCCGCAAAAACATCTATTTCAAAACCTAAATTAAATACTTTACCATTTTTGATGGTTACATAATCATTAATCATTCTAAAATCTGCTAAATATTCTGCAATATTTTGTTTTAACGTTGACGTAGATTGTGTTGTAAGTTTACCATTCGCATCTAACGCTAAAATAGAAACATTAATTTTATTTCTTTCTTCCCAAACGCCAGTCCTAAATGGTACACCAAATTTACCAGGCATTAGAGGTATTCTACTTTGATAATCTTTTATCGTAACACATCTTTCTTGTGCGGAAAAATTGTATTTTACTAAATTTCTTATTTCTTCTATTGAAGGTTCTTCTTTTCCCCCTAACGCTGGTATTGGATTATTAACACTAATACTATTCCTTATAACTCTATTTATATCTTCATCATCTCCATTAACAACAGAACTAATAACACCTAACCCATTAATAGTATTTGGACCTATATTAGTATCTTCACCACCACCAACTCTATATCTCACATATAATGTATTGTTTGGTGATGGTATTTCACCTAAAGAAAGGTTGTTAACTATATTCCCAATTCTATCTATTTGTCCTCTACAACCAACAAATTCGTTTAATTCTGAAATATCTTCATCTCCAGCCCCAAAAGTTATTTTACAGAAACCATTATCCGTATATTCTTTAATAAATCTTTGTGGTGCGTTTTTCCATTTACCCACTACAATACCTTCATTGTCTGAAACAGTATTTTCATCGACAGTGTAAACTTCACCTTGTGCCAATGCTGGTACTTCATACCAATTTAAATCGAAGTCGCTAAATTCTTCTTCCGTAGGTGTGGTAGTTAAATTTGTACCTTCTTTAGTTATAATATTTTCAATAGACAATACATTATCTTCAGGTAAAATAACCTCTAAAAATGGTTTAAAATCAGAAGCCCCTAAAGTCTTTTTATATATTTTAGTAAATCCATTTAACATTATCTCTCTTTTAGTAAGTGAATAACTTTGGATTATACCATTACCATCAATATTAGGTATGATAAGTCTATTAGGTATCCCACCTGTTGCAAATGGTGATGAGAAGTCACAATCCTCTAACAACTCAAATATTTTACCCGCCCCTGATGCTTGTGAACCTTTTAATATTTTAGGTGCGTAACTTTCATCAAAAGTATCACCCTTTACTGGTATATTAGTAACCGTCCAATCTACTAAAGTAATACTAGGTCTTTTACCTGGAATATTTAAACCAAACGTCCTAGCCAATTCTAATAATGATGATCTCTCTTGTGCATAATTAATCTGAGTTTCATTAAACATCCTATCAGTATGGAAACTTAACATATCACCTACCGCAGCGTTTAATTCTAATAACATCATACCTACTGATGCATCGTTAAAATCTGAAAACGTTTCTGGATAATATTTTTTAATGAACTCTACAAGTTGTTGTCTAACATCTGAGAAATTCCTAGCATTATAATCTATCTTTTTCGCCATACTTTAAAATGTTAATGTTACTGTATCGGAACTTTGGAATGTTCCATCTGTCACAGTATAAGTTAATTCTACAATTATTAATTCTTCTATGTCATCGTTCCTAAAATTAATACTATTAACTATTAAATTAGGTATATATCTAGATATACTATCGTTCAAACTTTTTTTAATATCATCGTGTGTTATACTATCATTAGGTTCAAATATGAACTTTCTTAAATCACTGCCGAAATCAGGTAAATATAACCTATCACCTTTATTAGTTAATAATAAATGTAATAAATCTGCCCTAATTGCATCTCGATCAGTTTGATTTAGTTCAAAATAAAAACCTTTTTTACTATCTTTAAAAGGGAAATCAATATTTATATATCTAGTCTTTGCCATTTGTATATAAATATTGTACTATATATTTTTTTAAAAGAAATGGTAAAATAAAAAAAGTCAGAACTTAGTCTGACTTTGTTAAATACTTTATAAGGTTTTAAACTTACTTTGTTATATTCGTATTTCCTCTTTCGTGTTTTGGATCATACGGGCAATGTAAACATCCATTACCACAACATCTACCTCTTCTTATATGATATGATTCAGTCATAACCATTCTACCATCTTTGTCGTAGTAATAATCAGAAGGAAGGAGTTTGTTTCCAAACTCCCTCACATATAATTGTTGTACCCAATCGTTAGTAGCATTTACTGTCATAATCAATTATTTTTTCTTTGATTATAAAACGCCAACAATACTTGGTATGTTATCGTTACATCATTTCCCCAATTTACTTTCATAATATTTTGTATTTAAACCCCATTTAAAATTATTTAATAATTCAATATCATAATCACTATTTTTATGATTTTCAGAAACTTTATTACATAAAAATATAAACATATTTTGTTCAAAAATATTTTTCATCACATTGATATGTTTATGTACCCATTGGACATTTCCTATTTCATATCCCTTTTTACTGTCTATTCTATCTAACGAAGCAGTATATGTTTTATCATTCCAACTAATCGGTAGTGTAATTTCAATTCCAGATAAATTACATTTCCCATTTTGTTTTTTATATAAATCATATATGTATTCTTTTGTTAAATCAAAACTTAAATTTTTTCTTATGATTCTCTTAGATATTTTATTTTTAGTTAAATTGTACCATAATTCACCATTTATACCACCTTCTTTATTTACATTATTAATACAACCACAAGATACTATTTTTCCGCTACGTAAATGGGTACCAAAAATATCTTTAATTTTACCACATTCACATTCACATTTATATTTTATATGTCCATTTTTGTTTTTATGTAATTCAGAAAGAACTTTTAATTTACCAAAAATTCTACCAACCATTTCAATTTTTTTCATAATTCACAAGTATTTGTTTCATTTTATAAAAATGTTGTGAAATTAAAAAAGTAAGGAAATTTTATTTTTTTCCTTACTTTTTTTAAATTTAAATAACTTCGCAAGATCCGTTAGCGCAAGCAACTTCTCCAGATAGGTTAGTATTATCTTGTAATTCGATAACCTTAGTTAAATCAACGCTAGTTAATGAATTCATCATTGTGTTATATGTTTCTTCATCACAATCTTCAAACGGGGCCTGTTGGTATGTCCCCCCATTATAAGGTAAAACTGATAAACCATTATAATGTTCTCTATTATTCCACATCCATTCCCCTGCAAGTTCCCAATCTTCCTCTTTTAAAGAAATTGTTGCAGATACGTTATGTGTGTTTTGTCCACCTCTGTGTCCAAACTTAATCCACTCTTTAGAAACCTTTTTAACTCTCTCTAACAATTCAAAAGGTGACTCATATCTTAAAATAGAACCTTCAGGTGCTTTTTGTGGGATAGATATAACCGCAGTATCGTGTGGACGGAAAATCTCGTCCTCAACCAATTCTGGATGGTTAATAGATAAATAAGTGTAAATTGCTTCATTCTTACCAACTCTGATTCTTCTGATATAATAATCATTATGCCACGCATGAATTCCAGAAGATGTCCCTAAAACTAAAGATGACGTACCCGATGGTTTAACTGTAGTTGTTCTAGCAGCTTTATTAATACCTATCAACTTAGCAACTCTTTGATTTTCTTCTTTAACCGCTTTCGCTGCAGATTTCATATCATAACCTAATACTACACCTGATCCGATACCTGTCATCCCTACACCGATTAATGCGTCTTTTTGTGTAGTTCTTTTCCACACATCTCTAAGATAATGGAAGTCTGTGTAACCCGCTTGTAATGTTCCAATAAACGCTGCACCTTTAACTCTTTTTTCAAAGTCTTCTTGTGACTCTATATCTGAAGCATTTACTTCACATAGGTTACAGAACTGATAAGGTCGTAAACCTATCTCACAACATGGATTAGTACCCCAATCTTTATCATTAGAGAAATAAATTCCTGGTTCACCTGCACCACTTAGTTCAATTCTTTTCCATAAATCTAAGAAAAACTCTTTAGTTACTTTATGTCTTAGTAATACCGCTGAATTGTTAGCTCTACCTCTTTGTGGGTTAAGTTCCCACCACGCACCTGACTTACAAGAAATCATTTCATCATCATCTGCACTAAATAAACTAATCAACGCCGCTCTACGGATACCACCCGCTAAAACTGCGTCTGCAATATGACATATAATATCATGTGTCTCAATAGGTGTAAGTTTATCTCCATCTGATTTTGCATCTAATACCTTTTTAATATTATGAATACAATCTTTTAGTGGTTGAGGTCCCGGTGCTTTACCACCTGAAGTAACCAACAACGCACCTTTTTGTCTAATATCTGAAAAGTCAAATATAGGTGTAGATGATTTAACACCGAAATAAGACTCTACCAATACTTTAATTGCGTCTGCCCATCCTTCAATAGAATCACCTATTAGATATCTTCGACTTCTATTTGGGTTTGGTTTCTTAATGTCAGGTAAAGACTCAACGTGATGTCTCTGTACTGAAAACCCTACGCCTGTACCACCTAATAATAAAAACATTGTTTCTGAAAATGCGTCAACATGATCAATAGGTAAATATGCGCAATTATAAACCCTATTAGGTGAAATCTCTATCGGTTTACCACCAAACTGTAAACTTCTCATAGATGGTAAAATTTTCTTATCATATACCATCTTATACACCTCTTCAATTTCATCCTTAATCTTAGGATATTTTCTTTGGTGCATTTCTTTATTTCTAGTTACTAACTCTTCCCATGTCTCCCTTCTATTTTCTTTTGGGAGATATTTGGCGTATTTCATATACACCGTAATGTCTGATAAAATTTTGTTTGATAACTCCATTTTTTTACTTTTTTCCTTTTTTTTAGGGGTGAGAATTCCCTAATGACTTATCATCTAAACCATCAAAAAATCTTCCCTATTTAATTAATTATTATTTACCGAACTCCTCTTCTTCTCTATCGTTTGTGCGATAAAATCAGACGTTTTCTTTTTCTGTCCTTTTTCGTGTTGTAAAAGTGTTACGTCAGTACTTTCGCTTGTGTCGATAGTCAATGTTCCATTGTCAAATACAATGTCGTCAAAAACAACTCCGTCCCTACCAAATCGAGATTTTAAGATGGCTAATGTTGCTCTCCCCTCTTCTTTTTGATCTAATGTCTTAGCAACTGACAATATAAAGTGTCCGATTTGTCCTTTCTTAATAGAACCACCCATCATATTCGCCTCTACTAAGTCCGCACCAATTGCACTTCTGTTACCTTGTACCGCAGTCCACCCAGCAATATCTAACTCCGATAACATAGTTTCAAATTGTCTCATCACATTTCCTTCACCACTATACTCATCTTTGAATTGTTTAGTGGGTTGAATACAATCAATGTAATCAACGAATACTATGTCTGGTTTAATACCACTAGAAATTAATTTACGTAGGTATTGTTTGATATGTGGGATAGTAGTACCATCACTTGACATCTTCTTAAGTATAAGATTACCTTCTAAATTTTGGAATCTAGGTAGTAGTTCTTTTACTTCTTCCTTTCTTTCTCCCAACTCACTTAGTTCTATCTCAGTAAAACATGTTAAGTGTTTTCTTTGGATAACCTTAACATTATCCTCAAAGAAAATTTGTACTACGTTTTTACCCTCTAAATACGCAGTGTTTGCCATTCTAGTAATTAATGTCGTTTTACCAACACCAAATGCTGCTAGAATAACACCCAACTCACCTTTAGATAAACCTCCACCCATAAGGTTATCAATACCTACCAATCCTGTCGGTATAGGATCTCTAAAATCATCAGCTAAAACTTCTTCAATAGCGTGAAAGATATCAACACCCTCGTCTTTTTCTGTTCCTACCGATATAGCCTGTTTAACTAATTCTTCACATTCATCATATCTATCAAAATCTCCAACATCTAGAATTTTTTGGATTTTTTGAGTAGCCTTCTTAAGTTCTTGTTGTTTGCAGAACTTAATGGCAACATCTTGTGTGTGTAAACAGTCTCTATTTTCAGATTCTCTAACCTCTTTAATAAGTTCAGTAGCAGATTCTCTGGCAATTTCTCTTCTAACTTCACTCTTTACTATATTAAAGATAGTTTCATAAGACGGAATGGTTTCATATTTTTCATAGTAATCCTTTATAGATGCAACAACGAGTCTCATGTACTCGTTGTCGAAATAATTAGGATCGATAATAGAAATAATACTCTCAGAAAACTTATGATCCTCTACTAATTGTTTTACTAATTTTACTTGGAAACTATATCCTAAATAACCTAAATTTAAACTCTCATTTTTCGCCATTCTTTATCTGATTTAGTTATTAATAAATATGTCGTCAAGTTGATAACCGCAATAATTTTTTGTATAATTTTT